AACCATCCAGGTTCCATTCGCACCCAGGAATTATTCGGTGCATCAACGGTCCTTTCGGTGCTAACGCGGACACGCCCAGAAAAACCCGAACCTGAATACACAGCTAAATCCCGCCCATCTCAATCAGTTTAGTAAAGCCTGATTCCCGTACCACGACCACTGCGCGCATGAAGCGGGTTATACAGAGCCCACACTGCATACCCCAAACTGTCATTGAGGTGGTCGTATCCGGCCTCTTTATCAGGCTCGTCTGGGTTGCGTTCTGAGTAGCTCTGAAGCTCCAGGCACTCGATCATCCGTTCGCACTTGGCAAGGATCTGCAGCCGGATCTCGCCTTTGCCGTTTTCCAGCAAAGCTTGAACAGCAGCCACCCGATCACGGATGAGAGGATTTGAACGACCGGCGATGACCGATAGACCCGAGGACTGCAATAACTCAATGTCTGTTTTCGAGGCATTCGTGCTTCTATTTGCTCCTGATGCGTCTGGGTAGACATATACAGGGACAGAAAGATGGGCTGATCTTTGCTTGATTTTTGCAGCCAAGGCATCTGTGTCATGAGCCTTTACTTCGTCGATAACTAGGAATTGATTGCCCAGACGCACACCGCAGACGGCGTTGCAGTTACCAATGTTGAAGTCGATGCCCCAATGACGCGGTTCGTTGTCGAGGTTGACCGGGGCCGCCTGAATGACGTGCTTCGCTCGGTCGAATCTGTCGTAAACCTGCGTGCTGTTTAGGAGAACGAAATCTCCATTGAGGTAAGCGGCAAGGCTTGCAGAGTCGTAGTTCTCTTGCAGCCGTTGGATGAAGTCTGGCGGGAGATGTGGATTCTCCTCAGTACGCATCTTAATAAGCCTGCGATCTTGGCGCTGCTGCATCTCCGGTTTGCCGAACTGTTGAAACAACCAGCGGAAACCTTCAGGGGTGCTGGCCACAGCAAACTGCCGGACGTTGCCTTCACGCAGACGGCCCAGGATCTTTTCAAATGCGCTCTGTGCTTCGACGAGGCGCAAGATGTCCACCTCATCAAAGACAGCGAACGCGGCGTTCACGCCTACTGCGGTCATGTTCCCGTTCTTAATTGAACGGCACAGCAGGGTTGTTGGCTTGCCCAGATGCAAGGTGTATTCCGGAAGCGGACTGGTGCGGTAGGTGTACGGGACGCCGTAGTGATCTAGGAACCGATCGAAGGTCGCCTTCCAGATGTCGCGAATCATCGGATAAGTCGGCTCCATCACGATGCCGGTGTAGCCCTGGTTGAGAATTGCCAAGGTCAACACCTTTGCGGCCAGCGCCGTCGTCTTGCCTGCGCCGTACCCAGCGGTCAGCGCCAGGATCTCGGTTTGCGTGTCCTCCACAAACGCCAACTGCCCAGGGTGCAGATCAGCTTTGATACGCCTCAGGATCTCGTCAGTGTCCTTTGCTGATGGCGGCGTGGCGAACTGAGTGAGCAGTCCAGGCTCACAAATGTCGTCAACCAGGCTCATGACATCTCGAAGCGCAGTAGACGTGCCTGCATCTCGATGGCTTTCAGCGCGGTGCTGTATTGCTGCCGCGTAGTGGCTTTGCGCTGAATGTCCTTGAGAGCGGACAGCGACTCGTGCAGCCACTCGGGGCGCTCCAGCTCAGCATCGAGACGTTGATAATCACGGGCTCTTTTTATGTATTCCTCAACCTGGCGATCTTTCAAATCCCAGGTATCCGCGCCGTATTGCAGAATCTGGGTTCTACTATTCCCCTCCAATAAAAGCTTGTAAACGGTATTTATCCGTTCATCAATCTCGATGTTTGTTGACTTCTTTGCCATGCCCTGAGCTTACAGGCGCTGCAGTAATGATGGAAGATATAGCAGCTTTGGGGAAGAGGTTGTCGGGGGATGGATCGGACCAACAGACTCGCAACAAATCTGATGACCCGCCCTGCTTTCCCTGCCATTCCACTAACAGGTCTTGTATAGCTCTCAGCCTGGGTGGGGGACATCCCAGGCATCAGGCTCCCCGACAAGTCCTACAGAACTTGCTTGGCCTCGACGTTCTTGAGCATGTGGTGGATTTCGTTGTGCAGCTCGTTCTCATCGGTTGCACTGATCTCGATGCCGTAGCGGTCGAGCCACTCGTGAATGGCGTCCCAGGCTTTGTCAGCGCCGTCCATGGCGTCGAGGTTGAATTCAGCGAGTTTCATTTGAGAGCCTCGCAAGCAGTTTGAACACCGAGGCGGCAGTCGCGCTCGGTCATTTGATCCAGGGTGCTGGTAAGAGCAAGCCAGAAAGCGCCGCCGAAAAGCACGACAAAAAGCGCAGTGAAGACGGGGCCGTACCAGGAAGGTGGATTGGGCTGGTCGCTGTAGCGATGGGCCATTGATTTGAAGCGATGGAAAAGGACGATCTCTCGCCCGCAGATAAATTGTAGCACTTTTAGTGCTTGGAGCAAGGCCCCCGAAGGGGCCGGGTGGTCAAACGCGGGAGCGCAGCTCGGCTTGGATCATTTGGACGTTTTCCAGCAGACGGGCTTTCCTGATGGCGCTTTTGGTCAGCTCTGCCTGCATCGACATCTCACAAGAGTTGTCCATCAGCACCAGGGTGTCGATGGTCTTGCAGCGTTCGGGGGTCCAGAAGTTCATGTTCCAGGGGTTGCGATTGGTGGAAGCGATCTCCGCCTCCGTTCCCTAATTGTACTACAAAAGAAAGGGCCGTCAAGCGGCCCCTCATTCATTCAGCTGCGAGCCGTTCCAGCTCTTCCAAGGCTCGGCGGTTTTCAGCGATGTGCTGTTCCGTCAATACCTTGTGTCGCTGGTCCAGCTCTTCCATCTCCGCGATCAGTTCGCGAAGGCGGTCAGCAATGCGTCCCATAATTCAATTTGCGAGGTTCAACGAGCGTCTCCGCCCGTAACCCATTGTAGCACAAATTACGCCCAGGGCCAGGCAGGGTGCTCCTCCTCTTCCCACGCCTGCAGATCGGCGGGGCGCTCCAGGGCATACAACCGGAAGACGCGCTTTAGCTCCTCGGTCGTCATGTCCATCTTCTTCGCCTCCTTAGCGACGTTGGCCTGTCCGCGATAGATCCGCTCCAGGGCTGGTCCCAGCTGATCAGGCATTGAGCAGTTCTTGCTGGGCGTTCCAGATGTCCATGCGCTCCAGCCATTGGCACTCCGCGCCGCGCAGCTCTAGCTCGGATAGATAGCGAACTTGCGGGGCACCGCTACGCCGCGCCACCACAACAGCACCCGCCTTGGGCTTCAGGCCGGTCAGATGCTGCAGGCCCAAAGAGTACGCTCCAGCCTGACAGATGTAATTGGCGAGCATCTCCTCGCTTCGCGCGTTCACGCTCGTCTTCCAGTCGGCAATGCAGAGCGTGCCATTCAGATCAATCAGGGCGTCGGCCGTTCCAGCCCACCCGCGGGGATCATGCACGGAAAACTCGATGGCGTGGATGGCGCTTACGTTCTCCCCGATCCAAGTCCGTAAACCTCGGGCGTAGCCACTGGCGCTCCAGGGAACACGCGGCGCACCTTGGGCGGCTTTGTCGATGGCCCAATGAGTGATCTGCTTGGGGGCACGCTCCAAGCCATCATCTCCGCTCCGCCAGCTGCCCCGTTTGTTGGCAGCTTGTCGAGCCAGCTTTGCCGCCGTTTTGAGGAGGTACTCCGCGTGATCGTGAGCCAGAGTCCCGCGCTGGCAGGCAATATCACGCTCCACGGCAGAGCCTGGTTTTTGAATCCATCGATCAAGTGCATCTTTCTGCCATTGCGGGGAGGTCTCCTTAAGGATGTGGGTGACAGACGCGTAAGACTTACCGGACTCGTCGCGATACACACGGTGGGGTCCGCTGTCGTCTCGTACCAGGGTCCAGCGGCGAAGGCCCGCTAGTGCGTTCTGCGTTTCAACGGGCATCAGTAGTTTCTGCTTTTCGTTCCAGCCAAGCCTTTTGCAGCTGATGTTCTTTGGGCTCAACGAGGTGGGCGCTAGACACCACGCCAGTTAGATCTCCGACAGATATGGCCACACAACCGTCTTCCATGAATGTGGTCACGGTTTCGGGCAGTTCAGACATGGAGACGGACCAGGATAATTAAGCCTACGCCTTAAAAAAGGGGGCGCTAGGCCCCCGTTGTAGTCAGTCTTTTTTGAAAGGACTGCCGCCCGTCAGCAGGCGGTTGATGTCAAAGCCGGAGGCCCGTGCTTCGGACCAGGCTTCCTCAATCTGAGCTTGGGAAGCTTTCTTGCGAGGTGCAGGACGGAGGCTGTACTTGGTTTCCAAGCCAGTGCCTTCTTTGCCCATCACAAAGTCCCAGTCCAGCAGCTCGGAGTAATCCTCCATTTGGCTGATGGAGTCCAGCTCGTTGATCAGGGTCTTTTGCGTGAGAGGCAAAACCTCGATCTTTTCGCTGTCGTAGTTGTAGACGGGAACGGCGATGGAGAACTTGACCTTCTCCGGACCATTGCCATCGCGGTTCATGCGACGGCTAAAGTCTTCGCCCATCTCTTCTTTGATCTCTTCAGGGGAGGGATCTTCGGAGAAACGGAACGGGCGAGAGTTGCCGTTGGCGTCTTCGCCCCAGCACTCGAAGAACTCAAGGGGTTGGTCGTCCAGGAGTGCGAAACGCACAGAGCCACCCGGCGTAATTTTAGAGGGGTTCAGGTAGCCTCCGCCACCGCCAACAGCGGCCGCTTTGTTCTTCTCTGAGATGAATGGCATGGTTGTGTTTGCTGTGGGCGCGTTGCCCGGTGCTCTGCAAATGTAGCACC